GACCAACTGCTCTTACTGATAATTATCAATATTGGATTGCTTATACTGATAATATTTATATGCGAGATTCTGTTGAAAAAAAATATGAATGTCCTTTATTTCTTGAAAGAAAACGATATGAGGAACATAAAATAAATGTTTTGTCTGCCATTATCAGCAATAAAGCAAATGTTAAATTAACAAAAATTAGCAGATTAACTATTTATTTATATTTAAGATTTACACAAAGTCCTACTATTGAAACATATAGAACTTGGACAGAATGGAAAATTCAAAATCCAACTTATTATATTATTATTGATAAAGTTTTTGAGTTAATTGATTCTACATTTAAAAAATAACCAATCACATTTGATTTATTTTTACGACATTGAAACCATTATTAATTTTTTTTCTGTTATTTTTGTTGGTAAAGACAATAATAAAAAAGAATTTGTTATATTTAATAACAGAAATGATTCATTCAACTTATGAAATTTTAAAAAAATGATATATAAACATGAACAAAAAATTAAAGTTGGAAAAAAGTATTTATTTTTTAAACATATTTTTACAATTGTAAGGCAAAAAAATGTTGATAATCCTTCTTTGGAAGGTACTGTTATTTGCTTTGACAACTACGTTAAAGATAACCAGCATGGAAGGTCTTATAATCCAGAAAAATCGCTTAGAATCAAAATAAACGGCAAATATTACGCAATTGAACGCTGGATTATTGAAACTAATGAAGGTAGAAAAACCTTTGGTTATATGCCAGTAGAAATTATTTTGTATAAAAGAAATAATGACAACTCTTCAATAAGAGAGCGTCAAGATTTTATTTTAGATAATAGACCAACTGCTCTTACTGATAATTATCAATATTGGATTGCTTATACTGATAGTATTTATATGCGAGATTCTGTTGAAAAAAAATATGAATGTCCTTTATTTCTTGAAAGAAAACGATATGAGGAACATAAAATAAAGCTTTTGTTGCCAATACATCATTAAGATTATACTCAAGAATCATTTCTACTTGATTTTCTTGAACATATTCATTATGTTTTATAGGCATATCCATAATATTGTGCCAATCCATACTAAATTCACTGTTAAACATCAAGACTGTATTTTAGAATATGGTTTAGGTGGAGTACACGGTTTTGTTGAAAAACCCACTATTTTTGAAGAGACAGAAGATACTGAAATATTGTCATTGGACGCCACATCTTACTATCCGTTCTTCAATTTTAGAACTGGTATTTGTCCTGCACATATTCCAAAAGAAGTGTTTAATCCTCTTTATAGGTCTTTTTTTGAAGAGAGGAAACTTATTCCCAAAAAAGACCCAATGAATTATGTTTTGAAAATATTACTCAACTCAAGTTACGGTTTAACAAAAGACTTACATAGTTTTTTGTATGACCCTTTTTATACTATGAGTGTTACTATTAATTCTCAACTGTATTTATCAATGTTAATTGAAAGATTAGAACATGTTGCTACTTGTATAATGAGCAACACGGATGGCTGTGAATTCATTGTTAGAAAAAAAGACAAAGAAGAATATTTTAAAATATGTGAAGCGTGGGAAAAAGAATTGGGTTATTATCTTGAACATGCTGCGTATAAAAAAATGATTGTTAGAGATGTAAATAATTATTTAAGTATTTTTACAGATGGAAGTATTAAACATAAAGGTTGTTTTGAATTTAAAAATTTACCTGTTCATAAAAATAAAAGCATGTTGATTGTCGCCAAAGCTTTGCATAATTATTATGTAGAAAATATACCAATCAAAGATACTGTGTATAATTGTAATAATATTTTTGATTTTTGTAAAGGTGTAAAAGGTAAAGGCGATAGTGAATATTTTATTATTAATAAAAAAACAGGTGAAGAAATTCAACAACAAAAAACAAATAGATATTATATTTCTAATGATGGTAACTTTTTTGTAAAAAGATTACCAAAATTAGAAAATAAACCAGCATCTAATCAAATTGATATTTTTGGTGACGTAGATGATGGTACAAGAGAATCACAAGTTGAAGCTGGTTATTTGTGTACTATATATAATAAGCACGCTGAAAAAAAAATAGCAGAATATGATATTAATTATCAGTATTATATTTTAGAAATCAATAAAATAACAAATTTGTTTTAGAAACAAAAAAAAATAAAATGAAAATTCACATTAAAAACCTTAAAAACGTAATACTTACTTACGGTTGCTATATTGAAGAATCACAAACAAAACTTATTTTTGAAGAATTTAATCGATTGTTATCAAAAGTTAATAACGATTTAAACATTACTATTTCTTTTAGTAAAAATGAAAACCATGAAAACGATAATGAATATATTCCCGCTTATTTAGATTGTCAAATATTAATTAATAATAAAGAAGCAGATTGGGTTAATACAGCTGTTTATGGAAATTGTGGATTATTTATTAATTATGGAATTCAAACATTAATAGAACGTTTGGAACGCTATTATGATAAAAAAGATAGAAAAATATTATTTATTTTTTCTATTTTAGTTGAAATTTTGGAAAAATTATTAGCATTTGGAAGTAAAAGGAATATATGTTGTTACAGCATAGCTCACGCATATAGAGAAGATATACCAAGATTATTTACTGATTATGTTACCATGAGAAAAAAATATGATATTTTGACTGTTGCAACAAGCGAAGTTGTTAATAAAAATAGCGAAAATTATCAAACAATTTTGTTGGCAAATAGTCAATATACAAGAAGTCCAGATAATGTAGAACTTTTATCAAGTTTTAAAATTCTTGAAAAAGAGTTTTCAGATATTTTTGAAAAAGAAATATCTGAAACTGATAAGAAATTAATAAAAGTTGTTAAAAGTTATTTAAATTTTGATACAACTGATGAAAAAATATTGAATTATTTACATAAAAAAAATTCAGAAATTATTGAATGTCAACCTGCTGTTGGTTGTATTATAGAAAGTGAAATATGGGAAAATGACGAGTATATTAGAATTACTAATGGTCTTATTACAGATAAAGGTGTTGGTTATGTTAGAATAAGTAAACAAAATCCTGATGCTATACTCGAAGGTGTTGCTACATTGACTGCACAAACAACACGTCAAAAAAAATATTTCTTCAAACTAACATGAAAATTAACGTGAACATCTTTGAAAAAGTTTGCAGAAAAATATTCAAAATAGAAGTTATTGAATCTAAATTACCTCCTTTTAAAGAAGGTGTTAAAACAATTCAACCCGACATTCATCTATCAAAACTTACAGACGAGCAGTATTTGCTCCATTTTGGAGCAATAAAAGAAAGAATATGAATGAGTTAAATAAAGACTTTAAAGGATTTATTAAAATAAGATTTGGTTATTATAGAATTTTACAAGTTCACTGGGTTAATCGAGATACTACTTTTAATATCATTACTTGTAAATGCTTATGCACAGGTTTTTCTGATTATAAAATTGATGAAATTTCTCAAATACTTCATTTAGACATATCTGATGGTAAAATTATTACAGAAGCCGAATACGAACAAGCAAAATTGAAAAAAATTAATGATTTAATTTCTAAATTAACAAAAGCATGACAAAAGAAGAAATAGCTGGAAAGATAAAACAATTAGAAGTTAATATTGGTGAATTAAACAAAGAACTTTATTTATTAAATAAATCCTACAACACATTTGATATTCAAAAATATAAAGATTTACTTGAAGGAAAATATTGTAAAATAAAAGGTAATATTTCCAACAGTTATCTTTATTATTTTAAAATTAAAGAAATATTAGAATATTTCGATAAATATGAACAAATAGCTTACACAGGAAATACGTTTTATGGTAGCGGAAATATTGAATTTGAAAGAAGACACTTGTCAACAATAAAAAACATAGAAATTATTACAAAAGAAGAGTTTGAAAAAGAAAAAATTCAATTTTTAAAAAACATTCAAGATAAATTAAACCAATTATAATGGAAATATTTGATAAACCAGAAAATCCAATTGTTCAAAATGAAAGTATTAATGAAAGTACATTAAAAGAAATAATAATTAAAGAAATAGGAAATATTGAAGAAAAATATAATTTAATAGTAAAAGAACGTCAAAGATTGTATAATTTATATTATAGTGATTTTATTAATAAAATACGAATTAAATATAATGATAAATTTTGTAAAATTGAAAAACCAGACGAGGAAGTTCTTTATTGTAAAATTAAAATTCAAGACTATACACCAGGCACAAATACAGTTTTTTATGCAACACATGGAGGATTTACAGAAAAAGATTTATATATTGAAAAAATGAAAACTGGAAGAATTCCAGAAAAATATATTACAATTATAACAAAAAAAGAATTTGACGCTTTTGTTGACAAAAATATTGCAAAAATAAAAACAAAATTATACAACATTTGATTTCAGAAAACTTAAAACAAAAACTCAAAGATATTGGTTTGCCAGTGCAACAATGTCTTGCTTATTTGTTATGTCAATATTATAATGTTGATGTTTCTTTTATTAAATTAAGCAAACCATACATTGTTCAATTATACAGATTAGGTTTATTAGAGATAACCAAGTCTGGCATTTTAGTTAAAGGTTTGTTTGATGATACTCAATTTAAGCAATTTACTCAACAATCAGTTGAACAAATTGTAAATGAAAATATTGATAGTTATAGGAGTTTATTCAAAGGAGTAAAAACTGGTAGTTTGGGTAATAAAAATGATTGCATTACTAAAATGATTCGTTGGATGTACACAAATCCACAATATTCTTTTAATCAAGTATTAGAGAAAACTAAAGGTTTTATTAAAGTTAAAAAAGAAGCTGGGGAAAATGTTTTTATTCCTCAAGCTGATTATTTTATCTATAAAATAACAAATGGAGAAGAAAAATCTACTTTATCTGTTATTATAGACGAAGAATTTGTTGAAAACAATTATACAAAGACAATATGAAACAAATAATTAGATTTCGATTTTCAGAAAATGTAAAATTATTTCGTGAATTAGCAAAATTTACATATCATTCTGTTTACAAAACAGGTTTTTTATTAACATTACCAATAGACTGTTATATTATGGACACTGATTTTTTTAGAAAAAAACTATTATTTAAAACAAATTTTACTTGTTCAATAGATTCTTTTGAACAAATAAAAGAATATAGTGAAAATTTTAATTATAGTTCAACAAAACAATTTTTTGATAAATTTTTTCCAGAATCTACTTTTTTAAATGATTTAAAACAAAAAGCATTAAAATGGATAGACGACAAAATATTAGAGCCTATTAAAATAGAACAAACTGATTATATATGCGGTACAGAATTTATTCAAGTTGATGCCGATTCAAGTTTTTATGGTAATTTTATACAAAATGAAAAAGAAGGTTGTCATATGCGTTTTGGAAAAAACACACGTTGCTCTAAATTGATAGACATGGTGCATAAAACAAAAGTGTCATATTATGATTTACCATATAAAGTACGACAAGCTTCATTAGAAATGACTGACAAAAAATGGTATTACATGTCAGAAGTAGATAGATATACTTATTTAGAAAATTTAGGATTGAAAGTCATGTTAAATATTTGGAAAGAAAATATTAACCAAAATCATAGTCATAGTATTGATGCGTCTTATTGTCCGTTTTTTATTAAATTATCTGGTAATGATGATGATAGCTGGACAAAATACTTTTGCACAGAAGAAGAAATGATGCAAGAAGTATATAGACTACGCAGATGTCAACCAATTAACAAAGAAATAGATGTTGAAAATAATGGTTATTATTTCACTAATTAAAAAACAATATAAAAAATTAAATAATGGCAGGAGGAGCTGTAATAGTAAAATGTACATGTGTACATGAGTTTCAAGATGCTACATACGGAAACGGTTATCGTGTAGCCAATCTTATTAAACCTGGTGCTGTTGGTAAATTTTGCAGATGCACAGTTTGTGGCAAAGAACAAACAGTAACAAAAGACATTTTAAAAAAACCTGGTTAAAATAAAATAAAATGGAAATATCAGTAAGTCGTAGTAAAAGTAGGAATTACAGAAAATACAGATGGCAAAGAAACGCCAAAGATGAAATAACCCCATCTTGGAAAGCAAAAAAACCAACCATAGATTGGGAAAACAATAAGTTTATTAATTTTTTTAATTCTTTAATAGGAAAATCTAAAGAAGAAGTTTATAAAAAAATTGAAAAAATAACTATTAAAGGTAAACAAATACCTTATTATTATGTTGATTTTTTTATTTCTACTTTTATATTAAATTATGAACAATATACTGATATTTTATTTTATAATAAAAACAGGGTTTTAAATGTTAAATTAAGCGAGTATCAAAAATGTTTAAATAGCTCTACTGGTTATAAATACAGATTTTTTGAAAATAAATTTTATTTTAAAAATAATAAATTATGTAAAATGCCAGATATTCCAAAATATAAAACAAAAAAATGTTTAAATAATGATTATAATAGACATTTTACATATTTATCAAATAAAACTATTAAATATATTATACAAAAAGAAATATTCAATTGGAAAACAAATCAAAAAATTACAAAATATTTTAATATTGAATGCTTAATAAAACCAACTGATTTATTTGTTAAAAAAGGTAATTTTATTCAATTAGAGGTTGCCACAAGTAAATATTTTAAACCTCAAACTTTTTATTCAAAAGATTATGGTTTTGAAGAAATATTGCAAAGTGGTTTATATTATAAGAACTATGACTATAATGTTTTTTGTTTAAAAACTATCAAAGTTGAAGAACTTAATTATGAAGAATATTATAAAGAGTCTTTAACTTGTAAATTGTCAAAACATGTAAATAAGTTTTTTGATAAAAATATTGAAAAAAAAGTAAATTTTTGGGTTACACCAAGTAAAAATAAAGAAAATGCCAACAATAACATATCCTAAAGATAAAACAAGTGCAACAGCAATAATTAGAGATGCTGATGTTATTACTGTTTCACAAACTGTAAAGCAAGGGTCAACAACTACAACTAAAAAATAATGAAAAAAATATTATTTTTAGATTTAGATGGTGTTTTAATAACTGATATTGTTGAAAAAGCTGCTGTTGAAAAATTAGATAAACACGGTTTTTCTTGGGAAAGTATGTCTGCAATGATTCATTTAATTGAATTGTTAAAACAAAGCAAGTTATATTTGTTATGTAATATTGTAAAAGAAACAAATTGCTCTATTGTAATAACATCAAGTTGGCGTAAAAATTTCACAAAAGAAGAACTTAAAATCATATTTGCTGAAGCTGGTTTTACTTATTTTCAAAATATTATAGATAAAACTGAGAACTGTCACAATTGGATTTTACCAAAGGTGCATTTTCCACGCATAAGAGGTCTTGAAATAAAACAATGGCTTGACCTAAATTGTCGTTATGAAAGAGGTAAAGGATTTGTCAATCAAGAATACACTTATTGTATTGTTGATGATAATTCTGACATGTTATTAGAACAAAAAGATTATCTTGTTAAAATTAATCCTGTCACTGGTTTAACTATTAATGATGTAGATAAAATAATAGAAATTTTAAATGACAAAAAATAAAGACAATAGTGTAACATTTTGGCTCATTGTAGCTATTGTATTTATGGGCTTAATTGCTATTTTTTCTTAAATTAAATTTTATACCAATCACAACACTTGAAAAAATTCTTTCAAATCGAGAGAATAAAATAAAAAAAATATTTAATGCTATTCCATATTGTTTTTCTAAATTAAACAACTATTTTCCTATATTTACAAAGGGAACTTATGCAGCAATAACAGCTAATCCAAGTGTTGGTAAAACACAAGTTTGGAAAAGTTTAGTGTTTAGTGCAATTGAAAACTGTATTCAATATAATATTGATGCAAAGTTTATAGTATGTTTATTAGAAGAAAGCAAACATGAATTTGAATGCTCTGTTATTAGTTATTTATTAAACAAACATTATGGAATACGATTGGGTTATTTAGATTTGAATAGTTTTACTGATAGAATATTAACTACAATTGAATTAGAGGCTATTTTTAAGGCTTCTGAGCTATCTAAACAATATTTAGAATACTTTGTTATAGAAGACGAAATAAGTCACCCCACAGGCATATTTATGCTTGTTAAAAACTATATGTTAGAAAATAATCTTATTAAAAAACAAGAAAGAAAACTTGATGATGGCAAGACTGTTGAACAATGGACACCTTGTGGTAAGCAACATGTAATAGTAATAGTTGACCACGTTTCTGAACTTGATTTAGAAAGTGGTTGTCCTACTTTGCGGGATAGTATGCTCAAATGGAATAAATATGCAGCTACTGTTTTAACTAAACATTACGATTGTACTGTTATTAATATTCATCAACAACAAGCAGCTGCTGAAAATGTTGAGCATTTAAAAAATAATCGTATTGTACCATCGCAAGACAAACTTGCAGATGCTCCTGTTATGTCAAGAAGTTATAAAATGATTCTTGGTATTTTTTATCCTGCAAGATATGGTATCACAGAGTTTTTAAATTATGATATTACTCATTTGGGTAATTATTTTAGGTCACTACACGTTATTAAAAATAGATTTGGACAAGCCAATATTGAAACGGGTATTTTCTTTGATGGTGCTTGTACTGATTTAAGAGAATTACCTAAGCCGCATGAAAAAACTATTCAACAAGTTTATTCTCACATTAAAAATTTACAATGATGAAAAAAAAGATAAAATTCATATTATTTTGTTTTTGTTCTTTTTTATTATTTCCAAAAAATACATTATTATTTCAAAGTACAGGATATTTGTTATTTTTATTACTGTTTATTTTATATCTTTTAGATTATTTTGATAATTGGAATGATGATGATTTTTTTGGAAATTTTAATTTATTAACATGACAAAACATGAAGTAGAACAAACAGTTAGTAGATTTTGGAAATATGGTTATTGTACACCAAATAGACAAACAAAAGCTTTTGCGAGTATTTTATTTAATAAACTTTTTAAAAAAGCAGAGGCTGAAATTTTAGATGATGTTTTAACTAAAAAAAAATTACATTTCTCTAAAGAAATTACTTTTGTTTATAATAACAATATTGAAAAGTTTATAATAAATGTTGAACCATTGTATCCAACTTCTTCTACACCACACATTAAAAATTTACATTATTCATTAAATACATTCATTAGGAACGTATTAAAAGAAAAAAAGTTTTTAGATATTTCAAAAGAAAAAATATTAAAAAATGCAATGATGCAAAAAGAAAAATATCAATGTAACTTTTTATTAATGAGATATTTAACTACAAAATATTTAGGTGTGGAAAGCGGTTATATATCAAAAAATAATTACTTTTAATGAAAGAAAAAAATAATACTGAAGATATTTTAAAAGAAACTGTAAATCATCCTTCACATTATAATCAAGGTAAATTTGAAGCTATTGATGTAATTGAAGATTGGAAATTATCTTTTTGTTTAGGGAATACAATTAAATATATTAGTAGAGCGGATTTTAAATCAAATAAATTAGAAGATTTAAAAAAAGCTCTTTGGTATTTACAAAGAGAAATTGATACTTTAGAAAATAAAAAATGAAACAAATAGAAGATTTAAAACTTTTATTACAGTCTCTATTAAAAACAGAGAATTTAGAAGAACCTGTTGAAGATTCTATTATTAAGCTTATTAGTTATTGCAATAAAGAAATACTGAAAAATAAACATTAAAAAATTTGAATTTAGAAACATACCAATCACACACAATGAGAACTTGCCCTGATTTGGGTGAAAAGTTAAATCTTTCACACATGACTTTAGGCATGTTTTCTGAATTTTATGAATTAAATATTGGTTTTGAAGAACTTAATTATGTAAATATATCTGAAGAAATTGCAGATATGTTTTGGTATTTAAGTAATTATTGCAATTTTAGAGATATTCAGTTAACTAATGATTTTAAAGTTGTTGATTTTTCTGACATGGCTTTATTGACTTATTTATCAACACTTCAAGATTATGTTAAAAAATATATTACTTATGATAAACCCATTAATAGAGAAAAAGAATTGATGGCTATTAATTATATAAAAAATTCGTTATATACTTTAGCTTTAGAATTGGGTACAGATATTCCAACAGCTTTAGAAAACAATATTAATAAATTATTAATAAGATTTCCAAATGGTTTTAATAATAATGATGCTGTTAATAGAAATTTGGAAAAAGAATTTGAAACCTTAAAAAACAATATAGATGGTGCTACCAATAACAACACAGAAAGCAATTAGTAAAGACCCAAGAAGATTGTTAATTTTTTCACCGCCAAAAGTTGGTAAAACATCGCTTGTTACTAAACTTCCTAAGTGTTTAATTGTTGATTTAGAAGGTAGCAGTCCTTTTTTTGATGGAATGTTTGTTGATATAGTAAAAATAGCTGAAGAAAAAAATATTAGTAAATTGGATGCTTTTAAAGAAGTAATAAATGCTCTAAATGAGCAAAAAATAAAAAATAAAAACATTCCAGTTTATGATTATATTGCAACAGATAGTGCGTCAGCGTTAGAAGATTTAGCAAGAGATTTAGCAAATATTATGTATAAAAATACTCCTATGGGAAAAGGTTTCTCTGGTGATGTATTAAATTTACCAAATGGAGCAGGGTATGGTTATTTAAGAGAAGCTTTTGAACAACTATATGGTTATTTTGATAGGTTTTATAAAAAAGGATTAATTATTTTAGCTCATACAAAATCGTCATCTATTAATAAAAATGGTCAAGATTTGTCTTGTAAAGACGTAAGTTTAACAGGTAAGTTGAAACAAATAGTAACTTCAGAAATGGACGCAATTGGTTTTTTATATAGAAATAAAGGAACTAATGAAAATTATTTGAGTTTTAAAACTAATGAGCAAGATTTAGCGTCAGGCGCACGTCCAGTACATCTAAGACAAAAAGAATTTTTAATTTCAAAATTATTAGATAATGGAGAACTTGAAACACACTGGGAAAATATTTATTTAGATTTGAAAAAATGAGTATTAGAAATAGAACGCATGAAGATTTTATAAATGAAATAAAAATTAAACTTCCCAATTTAGAAATATTAACTGAATATGAATATGTAGCACAAAAAATGTTTGTAAAAAATAAATATGGTATTTGTGTAATTAGAGCATTGCAATTAATTAAAGGAATTCCACCGAGTATAAAAACAGCAATAAATCCAACTGAATATTTTATTAATAAATTAAAAGATGTTCATGGAGATAGATATGATTATTCAAAAGTTAATTACAAGAATATTAAAGATTTAATTGTTATTATTTGTAAAAAACATGGAGAATTTAATCAACAAGCTGACAAACATTTACAAAAAAGAAATTGCCCAAAATGCAGTAGGGAAATTGTAACAAAATCTGCGCAAGATTTAGCAACTGGTTGGCAATATTCTAATTGGGAAAAAGCAGGCTATTTATCTAAAAATTTTGATTGTTTCAAAGTATATATTATCAAATTAACACATGAAAATGAAAGTTTTTTTAAAATAGGTAAAACATTTAACACTATTGAAAAAAGATTTGGTAGAATAGCTTTTAAATATAAAATAGAGATTGTTTTAGAATATTGTTCAAATACCAAAGAAATTAGTAAAATAGAAGAACATTTAAAACGTGAAAATAAACATAATAAATATTTACCTTTAAATAAATTCGGAGGAATGTACGAATGTTTTTCTAAAATTGAAAATTTTTCAATAAATGATAGCTTGAATAAAATATTTGTAAAATGAAAATTAAAATTGAACCAAATATATATAATAATGATTATTACAAAAAATGGGGAATATATCAAAGTATTGTTATTGAAAAAACTAAAATAAAAAACTAAAAAAAATAACCAATCACATGGAATTAACAAGAAGTACATCTAACACAAATGGTATTAAATATTTTACTGGTTTAGCACCAGTTTCTCTTTTAGCTATTAATCCAACACATGATGAATTAAAAACTATTACAGATAATCCTAATATTCCAGAATCTTTGTGTAATTATGACGTTAGATATAATACTTTAATGGAAAGAGATGAAAAGCCACTTATGTTGTGGTTTAAACACGAGGATTCATCTCCTTTTCCAGTAAGTCTTAGTGTCGCTAACTCTCCTGTTATGTCAAAAAACGGGAAAGTTAAATTTATTAATGGATATGGTAAAATTTCTTCTTACGTAACTTCTATTGATGATATTTCTAATAATCCAAGAATGAGTTGGTTTAGCACATCAAATGTTAAACAATTACTTCAAGGAGAAGAAGAATTATACACTATATTAAAACAACTATATCGGATTGATGAAACAAAAGAAGAGTGGTTAAAATTTGTTATTGAAAATAATTTAACTGCTGATAAACTATTTGCTGGTAATAAACAAGCTTTTGATGCTTTGAAATCTTTTGTTGATTCTTGCAAAGATTCTTGTGTAGTAGGTTTATTAATTGTTAAAAAATCAGAAAGTGATGGTAAAGAAAAACTTCGTCAAGAACTTTTGATTAATACAGATTTGTTGTTTAGAACTACAACTTGTCAAGTAACAGACACAATGTTAACTAAATTACAACAAGTAGAGTCTTCTGCAAAATCAAGAGATGTCGAAATTACTAAGCGTCTTTATACTCATAAATTTCAAGAATTTTCAGAAGCTGATTGTGTTAATTCAGCACCTTCTTCAGTAATACAATCTAAATGGCTGTAATTTTAAATTTAAGCAAAGCAAAAGAGCTAATTGACTATAAATATATATTAAATATCTATAATCAAGAAGAAATATTCCAAGAAGCACTTGGTTATTTTCCTAAAACAGGGGAGATGTATTTCTCCCCTTTTAGGAAAGATACAAAACCAGGTTGTAGATTTGAGTGGAAAGGCGATTGGTTACTTTTTATTGATAATATTGGTGAATTTTATAATTGCTTTCAATTCCAGCAAAAATTTAGAAATTTAAACTTTCAAGATGTCGTTTCTTATTTATTTAGAAAAAGACCTGTTACTTTAAAAGTACAATACGAAAAAGAAACAACTTATAGAAATTTTAAATCTCTAATTAGAATTACAAAAAAAGAATGGCAAGAAGATAATTATTTTACTAAAAATTTTAATATAGACATTAATTTTCTTAATTCTGAGCCAATATTTAATATTTTAAATTATTGGTGTAACAGTAAAAAAGATAATTCATTAGCTCGCAATAGGTTTGGTAACATTAAACCTGGAATAGCTTATTATTTTGAGGAAACTCAACATTTGAAGCTTTATTTTCCAGAAAGTCAAACTACAAAATGGCATTCTAATTGCGTGCAAGAAGATATATTTAATTGGCATAATATTGATAAATTTAATGGGGATACTTTAATTATTACAAAATCGGGAAAAGATGCTTTGCTTATTTGGTATCATTTACAAATCCCTGTTATTGCAGTGCAAAGCGAAGGTATCTCTTTACCAGATAAAGTTATAAAATTTTTAGAAAGTTATAAACAAATTGTTATTATTTTTGATAATGATGAAGCTGGTTTAATTGCAGCTGAAAAAACATCAAATTTTATATTAAAAACATTTGATAATAAAAATGTTATTAAATTTTTTTTACCACAAGAAACAAAAGATGCAGCAGATTATTATTTAAAACACAGCAATATTGACTGTTTAAAACAATTTAAAGAAAACTAAAATGAAAAGATTAAAAACAGGGGCACTTGTTTGCTACAAAAATTTAAACTTGTTAAAAAATAATGAGTTTATTAAGAGTAAAAAATTAACAGAAAATGTATTAACTTTAATGTTTGCTCATCCTTTCAAAATAGAAAATGTTGACAAACAAAATCAAAAATTTATTATTAAAAGTTTAGGTTATCCCTATTCTTTTGAAGAAAAATGGGAAAATCTTGAATTTCCATCTTTAAAATTTTATAATAGTTTTATTGAAACAGTTATATATTTGAAAAATAACCAAAAAGATGTGTATGAAAATTATAATAATTATTTATCTTTTTCCAGTATTGTTAATTTTGTTACACAAGAATTTGTAAAAGAAATAGACGAACTAAAAAAAAGTAAAGAGGAAGAAATTCTTGAACTTAATAATATTGTTGAAACGTTGCCAAACTTAGTAAATAAAATTAGCGTAAAACAAATTAATGGGTTCGAACCCATGTCTATCGAACTTGAAAAAAATATGCAAGATATTAATTGGCTTCAAAGCACTCTTCGCCGATATGTTGTTTGGTTTGATAAAGTAGAAACTATTTCTGAAAATTTAGAAACTATGAAAAATTTCTATAAAAATGGATTGAGCGAAAGTGTAAAACAAGAATTAAATATTGAAACAACTATTGAATATTTGTATCAATTAACTAATATATCTTTTTTTAATTGTAAACCTTTTGATTATTTTGTCAAAAAAAATAAAAACAAAACAAAAGAAGTACAATTTAACAAGGTTGTTGAAGCCCGCATTGATGAAGAATCTCCAAAATTAGAAGAATTAGCCGCATTCGATGCCTTTGAGAGTTATAAAAAAAATATTGAAAAAGGAGAACTTTCTAAAGACGCTATTTCTTTACTAAAAGAAAAAACATATTCTGATGTACTGTCAGGGTCAGGATTTTATACTCCCAACCATGATTCGCTTTATAAAAAATCAAAATAAAACATGATTGAAATATTTAAAAAACTCAATATTCATCCTTCTTGGTTCGATTTATTTTTAAAATTGTTTAATGACCCAAGAATGGATGAAATATTGAAAATTTTTGAAAAAGAGCAGTATTATCCTAAAAAATCAGAAATATTTAAATGTTTCTCGTTAAATGTCAACGATGTTTCTGTTGTTTTTTTAAATGAAGAACCATATCGTAATGAAAATAGCAACGGATTAGCTTTTGGGTGTACAAAATATCCAGAAGAAATGATACAAATGTTAATAAACGATGTTGCCTTAAACTATTTATATGATGTTTTTTACGATGATGCAAAATTTGATATTAGTTTAAATAGTTGGAAAGAACAAGGTGTATTATTATTAAATTCTGCTTTAACAATTGGTAAAAGCAAAAGTCATATTGAATTATGGAAGTTTTTTACAACGGAAATTATAAAATTTATAAATGATACACAAGAAAATGTATGCTTTGTTTTTTTTGGAAAAACATTAAGTTATTATACATTAATAGATATTGAAAAAAACAAGTATCTTTTTTCATTATTACCATTACGAGGAGGAGAAACTTTGCGAAATAATTTTTTAAAACAAGAACTAACATGTCGCGTAAACGAAGTAATAAAAAATCCAATAAAATGGGGTTAACAAAAGAAAAAAAAAAGATAAATATTTTGTATAGTGATTCAATTGGTAATAGTAATAGTTTGCAAGGTTTTTTTTCAGAAAGAGGTTATTCTGCAACACCTGTTCACATGATAGAAAAGGCTGACTTACTTGTATTAGAAGGTGGTGCTGATATTAATCCAACTCTTTACAATGAAAACAAGCACGAAAGAACAGGTGTTTCTTTTAACTCTAAAGAAAGAGACAAAAAGGAAATGGCATTAGTAACAAATGCACTTTGTCAAGGTGTTCCTATTTTAGGAATTTGTAGAGGTTTTCAACTTTTAAGTGTATATGCTGGGGGAAAATTAGTGCAAGATGTAAGTCATAGTAACGGACATTTTGTAGAAACATCAATAGGTGCATCGCGATTATGGGTAAATTCTTTGCATCATCAAATGGTTTTATTAGATTCTTTGAAAGAAACTATTGATTACGTAACTCTTGCCTGGGCAAAAAATCTTTCACCATATCATTTAAATGGTGATGGAAAAGAAATAGCTTTTGAATCAGATATAAAAGAAATTGAAGCTGCTTATTTTACAGGATTAGCAGCATTAGGTGTTCAATGGCATCCAGAATGGCTATCTGCCAATAGCCCAACAAACGAATGGTTGTTCAATGTTATGCAACTTTATAATATAATATAATAAAATAATGAAACTACTAAAAGAAAACCCTGGTTTAAATGAAGTTGTTGGAAATTTCTGGTGTAAACAATTTTTAGCAATTCAAGACAAAGCTTTTACTTGTCTTGTTCATTGTAAAGATTATTTTCAAGATGTCATTTATTTGCATACTACAAAAGAAAATAAAAAATCTATCAGTATTTATGGGTTTCATTATATGTTAAGTAATGAAAAAACTACGTTGTTTAATGATACAGAAGTATTAAAAATATACTTTACAATTGATAGAAAAAAAACTTTTAATGTTGATAATAAAACAAAATTTAATATAAAATGGAATGACCTAACTTTAGATAATACTTTCAATGACAGAATTATAGGCTTATCAAAATTGTTTAATCTCATTGAAGAAGCAAACAATGTTAAAAATAGAATTAAGTTTTACAACGAAGAAGTAGAAAATGAAATATTTTTTGTTGCAGAATTTGATAAATGTTATACTAAAAATTTAAGTTTGTTTTCTTTTTTAACAATGATGTTACGAGAATTTAAAATTGATAATGATGTTGATATAACAAAGGAAAATCTTGTTGAAGTTATAAAAAAAGGTACTTTAAATTATAATTCTTTTCAATTTACAAATTATTTAACACGTGTTGATATTTCCAGACTTTTTTTAGAATTGCTGTTAGATTTTTCTAAGTTTGACGAATATTCTCAAAAAATAGAAAAAGATGTTATTGTTTTAAGTACAACAAACGATATTCATAATAGAAGTGGTATTGTTAGTTTTTTAGGTGATTGTACTGGATTAAAATGATTAAAATAAAAATAAAATGAAAAAAAACATAGGCGTACTTTTTAGTACAGAAACAACAAATATTAAAACATATTTAAACTTCGTTGAGAGTTTGGGTCATAATGCTATTTTAATTTACGCTTTTGACGAAACAATTCGTCAAAACTTAGACATGTTAATTTTAGTTGGTGGTGCAGATGTAAATCCATTGAGATATAATCAAAAACCAACTTTGCTTTGTGGCAAACCAAATTTACAATTAGAATTTTTTGATGAAGTTATTTTACCATGTTATATTCGTCTAAGTGAAACACAGGGGTTGCCAATATTTGGAATATGTAGAGGCTTTCAAACTTTAAATGTTGTTTTTGGAGGTTCTTTATTACAAAATATTAATCAAGAATATTCGGGTGAAGAAAGACATAAATTGGTTGATGAATTGTGTTTACCAGAAGAATTGAAAAATTTGGGGTATTTTCCTGGTTTTAAAGAATCAATTCTACCAAGACCAAAAGAATTTACTAATTTTAAAGTAAACTCTTTACATCATCAAGGTTTTGATTATAAAACATGCAGTGGACAACTGCAACCAATATTCTTTAATAAAAAATTTCATAATGTTGAAGCTTTTGCACATAAAACACTTCCTATTGTTGGCGTACAATGGCATCCAGAAGAAATTTATGATAAATTTAGTCTTGCAACTATTGAACTTATGTTAAATAAAAGTCACTAAAAAATCAATAAAATAATAATGAAAAGCTTAAATATCAAAAAAATTGAAGTGTTAACATTGGGTTCAGACCCAGAATTTTTTTTACAAAATGAAGATGGTACACCAGCTATTTTAATAGGAAAAATTGGCGGTTCAAAAGAAGAACCTCTTGATATTGGCAATGGTTTATCTATTCAAGAAGATGGTGTGTCTATGGAATTTTGCATTCCACCATGTTCAACAAAAAAAGAATGGCTTATTCATTTAAATGCTTGTAAAGAACAAGGTGATATGATTGCTAAAAACAATGATGCAAAACTTGTTACGCAATCTTCACAAATTTTTGATAAAAAAGAATTGAAAAAACATCCAAAAGCAATGGAATTTGGTTGTAGTCAATCCTTTAATGGTTGGACATATGGAACAACAAGAGTTCCTCCTGCTGATACTGTTGGCGGTTTGAGAACTACTGGTTTTCATGTACATTTCGGCATTAGCAATATGGAAATGCCAAATGGTACAGCTATTGATACTTGTGCTTATTTAGCAAGAATCTGTGATATTTGTCTTGGTGTACCTTCTGTTTTACTTGATGATGATACTACTCGTCGTAAAATTTATGGTGAGCCTGCTGATTTTAGATATAAAAATATTAAAAACAATGTTATGCTTTTTGAGTATCGTTGCTTAGGTGGAGGTTTATTAAAGGATGACGAAACTATTGGTTGGGTGTATGACAATGCTTATTTAGCTGTGGAGATGTTTAATAAACTTGTTGAAGACCCAACATTGTGTGAAATAATTGATGCTTGTGAAGAAGAAATTTATGAAGCAATGAAACATTCACACAAAGATTTAGCTATATTTATTGTTAATAAATTTAATATTCCTATTCCATTAAAAACATTATCCACAATTAAAATTGAACAAGAACAAAATGGCTAAAATAGCAGTATATGGCTCTTTAAGAAAAGGAGAGTATAACTATAATAGATTCAAACAACTATTTCCAGATATTAAAGTTGTAGATACAACAATTACTATTACTGATTTTGCATTATATGATTTACAATTTGGTTATCCTGGTATTAAAAGAGAAAAAGATGCAAAACTTGTTGTTGATATTTTAGAAGTAAATGATATGTGTGAGGATATGCTTGACAACATGGAACTTGGTGCAGGTTATCATATTGAATATATAAAAATTAAAAACGAAACTATTAAGATTTATGTTTATGATGGTAAAGTAAAAGATGAACATATTGTGGAAAATGGGGATTGGTCACATTACATAAGTTCAAAAGAATGAAAAATAAAATAAAAAACAATAATAAAAAATTTGTTAAAGTTTTTTCAAGACACCCTTCTCATAATATTCTTAGAAGGAAAATTGAAACAAATAAAAATGTTTCAATTAGATTTGGTTCTGTTACTGTTTCTACAAAACCAGATGATATTGAATTGAATAAACCAGATGCTATCTTAAATAGTTCTGACAAATTAAAAATGAAAAGATGTTTCGATGCTTTAAATGTTAAAACTGCAAAATGGACAACAGCTTCTGATGTTTATTCTATTACTGATGATAATGAACTTTTAATTAATACTATTACTTTTAAGTTTCCTATCGTTGGAAAACATAGATTTGGTAGTAGGGGGACAGGTAACACTATTATTAAGAATGAGCAAGAACTCGAAACATGGTTATCTACACGTTTGCAAAATCTTAATAAGTATATTATTGAACAATATATGAATTATTCAAAAGAATACAGGCTGCATGTTAGTAAAAACGGTTGTTTTTATACGTGTAGAAAAGCTTTAAAAGCAGATGTTGATGAAAATGCCAAATGGTTTAGAAATGATTCAAATTGTGTTTGGTTATTTGAAGAAAACCCCGATTTTAAAAAACCTTCTGTTTGGGAAGATATTGTAAAAAATAGTGTGCTTGCATTAGAAGCAGTTGGATTAGACTTGGGCGCGGTTGATTTACGCTGTCAAGAAGAAACAACAAGCAAAGGTAAAGAAAGAGTTCCTGATTTTCTTGTTGTTGAAATCAATAGTG